CTGGAGTGCTTTGCCATCCCCATGCGCCAGCACACCAAGCGCGGCGAGATCTGCTACGAACCGTTCCTTGGTTCGGGAACGACGCTGATTGCCGCAGAGCAACTGGGGCGCAAATGTTACGCATTGGAGATTTCTCCGGAATACGTAGCATTAGTATTGCAGCGATACCAAGACGCATTTCCGGTGAAAAAGATCAGTCTTCTTTCATCCGACTAAATAACAGCTTTGGACCGTGAAACCACGCAGGACCAAAAGCATCGCTTCACGCGCAGGGGCAAAAGGTTCTGCTTCGAAGGATCGCACAACAAAGCAGCCACGCATAATCAAGAAGCCTAAAAGGAAGACTCAAGTCAGGTCCTCTTCAGCCCCTACAGGGAGAAAGGACAAGAGATACTCTCCAGAAGTGATTGCAGCGCTTGAAAAAGCTCTCAACACAGGCTTGTCGAACGCGGAGGCTTGCGCAGTCGCGTGTATCGGGGAAACGACATTTTATCGGTGGATGCTTGAGGGCGAGAACGCACAGGAAGGAACATTAAAGCGGGAGTTTTGGAAGCGTATAAAAAAAGCGACCACTGACGTAATTGGCAGAAACGTGGCGCAGATACAGAAAGCTGGTAACCAATCTTGGCAGGCATGTGCGTGGTGGCTGGAGCGGAGGTATCCAGACACGTGGGGCCGCAGGGAGCGAATGGAAATGACCGGCGCAGCAGGAGGCCCCATTCAAACCGTTACCCAGACATGCGATGTTCCGCTCGCGGCTCTGGATCTATCCATCGAGACGCGCAAAGAAATTTTGGAAGCCATTAGAAACAAAAAAGGAAACGAAAAGAAAACAGCTGGTAGTTGATGAGCAGGTTTGCGCAGTCGATCTACTCTGAGCAGGAAATCAGTCTAGTTCGGTCGATCTGTAATGAGAGCTTCTACGAGTTTACTCGCGAATTTTGGCCGATCATCATTTCCGAAAAGCCTGTTTGGAACTGGCACATCGAATACCTCTGCAACGAGATGCAGGAGGTGGCAGAGCGGGTTTTTCGGGGGGAAAAGAAGAAATATGATTTGCTGATTAACATTTCTCCGGGCACAACGAAGTCTACGATTTGCTCAAGGATGTTTCCAGCATGGGTCTGGACCCGGATGCCGAGCGCGAAAATACTGGCAGCTTCTTACGCGCACTCGCTGATGGAGAGCATGGCTCTGCATTCCCGAGATATTATCCGGAGCGATATATATCGTGCGGCTTTCCCGGAAGTGATGATCCGGGGAGACATGGATACAAAAGGACATTACGGGACAACGGCGCAGGGGTTAAGGAGAACGGTGGGGACAGGGGGAGCCGTGACGGGCTTTCACGGGCATTTTATCCTAATTGATGACCCGATTGATCCCGGAACAGCAAATTCAGATGGGCAGCTGCAAAAAGCAATCAGATGGTTGAGGGAAACCATTCCGACGCGAATGGTCGATAAGGAGGTAACGCCGCAGATTATGATAATGCAGCGGTTGCACCAGAAAGATCCGGCGGGCTATTGGCTGGAAATGAAAAAGAACGGGGAGAGGATAAAGCATATTTGCCTCCCCGCCGAAGACTGCGACAAGGTCCAGCCAGCTGAGGTGAGAGACCGATATAAGGACGGCTTAATGGACCCAATCCGGCTGAGCAAAGCGGTTTTGGAGGGGTACAAGAGGCGGTTGGGCAGCTATGGGTACGCCTGTCAGTTTGAGCAAAGCCCGATTCCAAGAGAAGGGGGGATGTTCAAGACGCACCGGATTGAAATCGACACGCCGCATCTCGGAATAAAAAACAAGGTCAGATATTGGGACAAAGCGGGAACATCGGGCGGGGGAGCGTACACGGTAGGGCTTTTAATGGGGATGGACCCGAACAAGCGATTTTGGATTCTGGATGTCGTAAGGGGGCAGTGGTCGAGCGAAGAGCGGGAGGAAATTATTCGATCAACGGCAGTATTGGACGGGGTAGAAACCTTGATTGGCGTAGAGCAGGAGCCGGGGAGCGGAGGCAAGGAAAGCGCGGAGGCTACGGTGAGGCGGCTGGCGGGCTTTCGTGTAAGGGTTGACATCCCGACCGGGGACAAAGTTTTGCGGGCAGACCCCTATTCGGTGCAGGTCAACAGCGGGAATGTGTCGGTAAAAAAAGCCGACTGGAACGGGGAATATTTGAAAGAACTGGAGTTTTTCCCGCACAGCACCTACAAGGATCAAGTGGATGCGAGTAGCGGGGCGTTTGCCATGTTGACAAAGCCACGGGTGATTTTGGGCGCGACAAGATGAAAAAAACAACTTACGAAGAAGTGATAGGGCACACATTGCCGAACAAAGGAGAAGACGAAAATGAACGACAAATTGCTGGCGAACGAGATAGTAAGGAGCATAAGCGGGCTGCAAAGGCTGTTGGGGTCAGACCACCAGCGGAACATAAACGAGGCATGCGGATACCCGGACTGCGTGACCCCGAAGGAATACAAAGAAATGTACGACCGGGAAGGGATTGCGGCGAGAGTGGTCAACCTTTGGCCGGACGAAAGCTGGGCTGATGATCCGGAGATTCTGGAAAGCGAGGAGCCTCAAAAGTCGTTGTTTGAAGAGGAATGGGAAAAGCTTGAGTCCACGTTCAGTTTATGGGGGACGCTCCAGCGGGCGGACAGGCTGAGCGGGATTGGGGAGTACGGAGCGGTACTTTTGGGGATCGACGACGGGATGCCGTTAGAGGCTGAAGCAAATTTGCGGGCAGGAGGGGGGAAGCAGGTACGGAAGCTGTTGTACCTGAAGGTTTTCTCGCAGGCCCAGATTGAGGTAAAGGAGACGGAAAAGGACGGGGCCAGCCCGAGATACGGGCAACCCACGTTGTACGCCGTCAAGTATTCGGAAGGGGAAGCCGGTAGTGTGCGGGAGCGCAATGTGCATTGGACCCGGATCGTACATTTGGCGGACAACCGGGAATCGAGCGAATGGAGGGGGATCCCGAGGATGCAGCCTGTGTATAACAGGTTGTTCGATCTGCGGAAGGTCTTGAGCGGATCCGGGGAAATGTTTTGGAACGGCGGTTTTCCGGGGATTGCTCTGGAAGCAAATCCCGAGGCGGTTGCGGCTGGCGCGGCGGTGGACAAGGACAGCATCCGGGAAGAGTTCCAGAATTACCAGACTGGGTTGCAGCGGTATTTGGCGCTGACCGGGATTACCGCGAAGAGCCTTGATCCACAGGTTGCTGATCCGGGACCGCATCTTGAGGCACATTTGAAAGCGATAGCGATTGCGCTTGGGGTGCCCTGGCGGATTCTGCTGGGGACAGAAGAGGCGAAATTGGCATCGACACAGGATAGCAAGGCGTGGAACAAGCGGTTGCGCAGGCGGCAGGAGAAATACACGACCCCATTCGTCGTACGGCCATTTGTCACACGGTTGATTGAAATGGGTGTGCTGGTCGCCCCCAAGCGCGGTTGGTTTGTGCGGTGGCCTGATTTGAATGTTAACAGTGAAGAGGAACGGGCAAAGGTGGCCGACCTCCGGGCCGGGGCCATGGCAAAATATCTTGCCGGGGGCGTGGACGTGCTGATTCCGCCGAGGGAATTTCTGTCGATCATCATGGACATGCGCGATGAGGCGGTTGATTCAATCATGGATGCGGCAGGCGAACGGGCGTTGGCGGCATCCGGCGACGAGGATGAGGAAGAGGAAGAGGAAGAGGAATGAGCTGCGGCTGTCATTCACATTTGGCCAGCAATGCGAAGCGCAAACCGCCACGAAGCGCAGCCAGCGTTGATCCGACCCGGTTGACTGGGGAGCGGTTGAAGTGGATCCGGGAAATCCGGGCGCGGATGCGCTTAGTTAAGCGGCTTATCCGGGAGGCGATAATTGAATTGGACGTTTTTGGAATCAAGCCTGTCAGGGTGGGGAAGGTGTTCAACTTGGAGCGGCGTGAATGGCAGTTCATGACGGACGTACAGAAGTTGGATGCTTTTCAGGACTGGTTGGCGACTACTCCGGGCATACAGCTGGTGAAGGATGATCCAACGGTTGGCGGTCACGTTGAAAGCGCGTATAAGCGGGGTTTGGCGCGGGCATACATTGACGCGAACAGGGCAAAGATGGCCGACGATCTTGGTGCCTTTATGGGGACACGGGAGGATTTTGTGCGGAGGTCATTCTTCGCTGCCGAAACGAAAGCCAAGGTGGATTTGATTGGTGCGAGGGTGTTCACCCAGCTGAAAGGCGTCGATGAGCAGATGGGGCAGGAGTTGCGTAGGCATTTGGCGCAAGGGCTGATTGAAGGACGAGGACCGCGCGACATCGCGGCTGGTATGGTGGGCAGCATAGACAAGACCGGGCGGCGGCTGGAAATGATTGCCCGGACAGAGTTGACCTATGCGCATGCCGAAGGGCAGTTGGATGTGTTCGAATCCTTGGGGATTGAACGGGTTGGGGTGATGGCGGAATGGAGCACTGCTGGGGATGATAGGGTGTGTGCGGAATGCGCGAGCAAGGAAGGTCAGATATATTCAGTGAAGGATGCGCACGGCCTCATTCCGCTCCACCCCAATTGCCGCTGCGCTTGGATCCCGGCTTCTGGGGAGACAGGGTCCACGGGTGCCAAAGCGCCTGTTGAGGATGAACCGAGTTGGAAATTGTTAGACACGAGCACAGACGAGGCGGTGAAGAACGCTCTTGCCAAGGTGAGGGCAGGAATAAATTTCGAGGCAGACAGAATGCTGGGGTACACGGATCGGGAGCTACTTGATAAATTTCAAAAGCGGTTCAAG